ATAAGTTTCAGTGATGATGGTATGATAGATTTTGAGACTACACCTATAACTTCTTATGACGATGTAGATGTAATGATGAATGAATGGGACGTAGAACAAGAACAAATGCAACATCACCCAGATGAAATATTATTAGAAGAATTTTTATTTCAAGAAAACTTTTTAGTAGAAGATTACAGCGAGCCAGAAACATTTATAGAATTTGAAACAATTGAAGAACTAGAGGAATGGTTTGATGAAGAGACTAATGAAAATGTTGAAGAACGAATTGAAGAAGAACTTGCTAATCTGGACGAACCAGAGGAAGAATTTATAGAAGAAATATTTGAAGAAGAAGTAGTAGAAGAGGTATTTGAAGCCATAGAAGAAAGGATAGCTGAAGCTGAAATAGAAGAAGAAAGATTAGAAAGAGAAGAAGTGATTGAAGAGTTTGAAGAAGTTTTTGAGGAAGAGTTTCAAACTGCAGAAAAAGAAGAGGCTGCAGGTAAAAGTTCGCTTACTAGGGATATAGCTCTTCAAATAGTTTCTTCAACTATAAGTACAGCAAAGAAAAGTATTAGTGGTACTAATTCAGGAAGCTCGGTGCACGCAACAGGGACTAGTGTAGCTTCAGGTAGTTCTAGTAGTTCTTCTAATTCTGGCTTCAGTACAAGTAGTTCTCCTAGTATCTCTGATCAATTTGCTTCTGCTTCTGCTCAAACTAATGAAACACTGTCCATGAGCATAGATTCAAGTAGCTCTGTTAGTAGTACTGCCGATATTTCTACGGCTGGCACCTTTGAAACTACTACAGAAACAGTGATTGCAGACGTTCAAGTACAAAACGTTCAAGGAGAAATAGATACAGCTGTATCGGATATGTCGACTACTTCAGATGCAGAACAAATAGCAGACCAAATAATAGCAGCAAATATTAAAGAACAACAAGAAGAAATAGAACAGGAACAAGAAGATACAGGTCAGTATGGAGATGAATCTGGCTTAGTTGCCTTGATCGGCTATGTTCCTGCTTTCGATCAGTACCGAACAACTTTTGTACCAGATCAAAAAAAGTGGTACTCAGAGAGAGTAATATATACTACAATATTAACTGACAACACACAGGCATTTTATGGACTGGCAGGGCAAAACATAAGAACTCTCAGTAGAATGAAAAAAATGCAACCAGCTTTATAGGAGAATACCATGAATTGGTTTGAAAATAAAACAACACAAATAATAGCGTTAGTCGGAATAGTGAGTACTCTTGCTGGGTTTGGCTATCAAGGGGCTCAGTATGTAAATCGTCTAGATAACCTAGAAGCTCAAATAGGGGGCATAGGTGACACTGAAAATGCACAAAAAATTATTGAGGAGCGTTTCGCTTCTATAGAAACATCAGTTAAGTTTTTAGAAAAAGAAATAGACAGTATGGAAATGCCTGATGTTACTGAAATTAAAACTGACATAGCTACTATTAAAGCAGACTTACAAAGTTTAGACAAAGATATTAAAAAATTAGAGAATGTAAATCCATTAGCGGGATAAAAATATGAAATTTAATTTAATCAAAAATGTAGTTGGGGCTTTAGCTCCTACACTTGGCTCGGCTTTAGGCGGACCATTAGGCGGTCAAGCAGCATCTGTTATAGCAGGTGTCCTTGGTTGCAAACCTGAGCCTAAAGCTATCAATCAAGCCATACAATCAGCCACACCAGAACAAATGTTAGAGCTTAAAAAAGCAGAACAAGGCTTTGAGTTACAAATGAAAGAGCTTGAAGTAGATGTATTTAAACTAGAAGTAGCAGACAAGCAAGATGCACGCGGTAAGTTTAGTAAAGACTGGACAGCTAGAATAATGGGTGTTGTTATTGTTGGCGGATTTATGGGTTATATATTTTTAGTAACTTTACAACCACCAGAACAAAACAGCGAAGCTCTTATTAATTTAGTATTAGGATATTTAGGTGGACTAGCTAGTGCTGTTATCTCTTTTTATTTTGGTGCTTCAAACACTCCTGATAAAGATGACTAGTAGAAAAACAGCTTCAGATGTACACTCAGACCTTCGTGCACACGAAGCCAAATGCGAGGAACGATGGAAAACAATATTTTCAGAAACAGCGGACATAAAAAAAGAAATGAGCGATCTAAACGGAACATTAAAAATGGCAATGTTTGGAACATTTGGTTTTATGTCAACGCTTTTAATAGCTTTTTTAACAGGGGTAGTAGCAATATAATGAAAATATCAAATAAAGGTCTTGACCTTATCAAAGATTTTGAAGGATGTGAACTAGAAGCATATAAATGTGCTGCAGGTGTATGGACTATTGGTTATGGTCATACTAAAGATGTTAAAGAAGGAGACACGTGGAGCCAAGAAAAAGCAGAACACATGCTATCAAAAGAACTAGAAGATGAGTATGAACAGTATGTTAATTCTCTTGTTACAGTTCCTATGAACCAGTGCCAATTTGATGCTCTAGTTTCTTGGGTCTACAACTTAGGTCCAGCCAATTTGAAAAATAGCACACTTCTTAAATGTTTAAATTTAGGTAATTACAATGGAGTTCCAGAACAAATTATGAGATGGAACAAAGCAACTGTAAATGGTGAAAGAAAAGTTTTACCTGGTCTTACAAGAAGAAGGAAAGCCGAAGCAGAAATGTTTGAGGGTAAAAGTGCCTCTTAGTAAATTTGTTTTTCGTCCTGGCATCATGCGTGAAGGAACAGACTACGACAATGAGGGCGGTTGGTTTGATGGTAATTTAGTTCGCTTTAAAGCAGGTCGTGCAGAAAAAATAGGCGGTTGGCGTAAAGATTCTTCTTACTCTTTTTTAGGAACATGTAGAGAATTGAGTAGCTGGGTGGCTTTAGACGGTTCTAAATACTTAGGATTAGGAACAAATAAAAAATACTACATCCAAGACGGAGAAGTTTTTTACGACGTTACTCCTTTACGTGTAACTACAGGTGCTAATGAAATATCTTTTGCAGCTGCGAATGGTTCTAACATTCTAACAGTTACAGATAATGCACATGGAGCAGTACAAGGAGATTTTGTTACGTACAGCGGTTGTGCTAGTTTAGGAGGAGTAATAGTAGCTACTGCTTTGAACCAAGAGTATGAAATAGCAACCATAACTAGTGCTAATGTATACACTATACTGGCTAAAGATACTGCAGGAGATAGTCTTACAGCTAACGGTAGCGACAATGGTAACGGTCAGGGCACTATTATTGGCAAGTATCAAATAAATATAGGTCTTGATGAATACGTAAGCTCTACAGGTTGGGGAGCAGGTTTATGGGGAGCTGGAAGTTTCGGTTCTGCTACAGCGTTAAGTTTTACGAATCAATTACGTCTATGGTCTGCGGACAACTTCGGAGAAGATTTAGTTAGTTGTGCACGTAATGGCGGTGTTTTTTATTGGAAAAAAAGTGATGGGTTAACAACTAGGGCTGTGCTTTTATCTAGTAAAACAGGGGCTAATCAAGTTCCTACGATTGGTCTACAAACTATAGTTTCAGAAAAAGATAGACATTTAATTGTTTTAGGTGCAGATCCTTTAAGCGGAGACACAAGGACAGGAGTTATTGATCCTATGCTTATAGCGTTTAGTGACCAAGAAAACGAGTTAGAGTTTGAGCCTAGAACAACAAACACCGCAGGCAGTTTAAGGTTATCCGAAGGCAGTACTATTGTGGGTTCTGTTAAAGCTAGACAAGAAATATTGGTGTGGACTGATACTGCTTTATATAGTATGCAGTTTACTGGACCGCCTTTTACTTTTAGTATTAACTTAATCAATAATAATACAGGTTTAATAGCTCCAAATGCAGCGGTAACTTCTTCTGCTGGTGTGTATTGGATGGGGTATGATAGTTTCTATTCTTACAATGGTAGCGTTCAAAAAATACCTTGTAGTGTACTTAGTTATGTTTTTGATAATTTAAATGTAAGTCAAAGTTATAAAATATTAGCTTTTACAAATAATAGATTTAATGAGGTTGGTTGGTTTTATGTTTCTTCTGACGCTACGGAAATAGATTCATATGTTACATACAACTACGCTGAAAAATCTTGGAGTTATGGAGTTTTAAGTAGAACAGCTTGGTTAGATTCTGGTACTGTGAGTTACCCTAGAGGCACAAGCAGTAATTATATATACGAGCATGAGTTTGGTTACGACGACGATGGCAGTCCTATGACTAATGTCTTTATAGAAAGTTCTGATTTTGATATTGGTGATGGCGAACAGTTTGCTTTTATATCTCGTATTATCCCCGACCTTAGATTCGTAAGTAACAGCTCTGCTGGAGCAGTTAACATGGTTTTAAAAACTAGAAATGCTCCTGGCGATACCTTGGTCACAAACAGTACGAACGTTATAACTAGCACAACTTCACAAAAATTTGTAAGGGCTAGAGCAAGACAAGCAGCAGTTAGAATTGAATCAGACGATGATGATACAAGTTCGAATTCTAGTGTTGGTTGGAGATTAGGTGCAACAAGATTAGACGTTAGACCTGACGGCAGAAGATGAGCAAACTTTTACCGACTCGGTTACCAGTTAGCATAGAACCAGAAGTTTCTTCTGATACATACAACAGGTTAGTAAGGGTATTAGAAATTAATCTAGCAGAAGTCGACCCTGAAAATACTAGACACGTTACCCAAGCACAAAAGAACACATTAAATTTTAATGTAGGTACTGTAATTTGGAACACAACCATAGGTGCACTGCAAGTATATAAAGGTTTGTATTGGGAAAATATTAGTACACCTACCAGCCCTCAAGGTTATGAAGCCTTGTCCTCACTGGGTAGTGTGACTGTTACACTTGATGGCGTTGTGAGTATAGAATTAGGCACGGCTACAAGTGGGTATGGAGTAGAAACCTATTATACTTAAACGATG